ACAATAGTTTAGACTATACAGTAAAATTTGGAAATGTTTTAGAAAGAAGTTTAGGAGAAAAAGCTTTAAGAATATCACCTTCTTTTTCTCAATATGATAGTAATGTTACTTTCTATGAAAATGTATTTTTTGAAGAATCTGAAGATTATCCTGGAACTCTACAAACATATTATTATAAAGATGAAATTAAAAATATTTTAACTATTTCTGATGATGCAACCAACGCAGGAACTATTGATTATACTAATGGTATTGTTGTTTTGAAAAATTTTGCTCCTACAAGTTTAAATAGTAATGATGGGCTTGTAAGAATAAATGCTTATCCATCAAAAAGAATTGTTTCATCAACATTTGACAGAATCATAACTTTAGATGAATTAGATCCATATTCAATAACAGTTAATGTTACTGCAAAATAATGTCAGACAATAAAACATCAATTTTAATACCAGAACAACTACCAGAATTTATTCGTGGTAGTGAGGATTATTCTAATTTTATTTTGTTCTTAAAATCTTATTATGAGTGGATGGAACAAAATAGAGGTGTTATCTACGATTCAAAAAATATTTTAAAATATTCAGATGTTGACACAACTCTAACTGATTTTTTAGAATATTTTAGAAATGAATTTATGTCTTTTTTTCCAAAAGACGCTTTAGTTGATGAAAGAAGATTAATTAAAATAGCAAAAGAATTGTACCGTTCAAAAGGTATTCCAAATTCTTTTAAATTTCTGTTTAGAGTTCTTTATAATTCAGATGTTAATATTTTTAACACAAAAGATTATATTCTAAAAGCATCTGATGGTAAATGGATTTCAACAAGGTCTTTAAAACTTGCAACATCTGATAAAAAATGGAAACAATGTTCAGGTTATAAGATATTTGGTGAAGAATCTAAAGCCTACGCAACAATACAAAATGTCGTAGAAGACAATTTTAATATTAAAATTATTCTATCAAATATATTAAGAAATTTTGAATCTGGAGAATTTGTAAGAGTTGTTGATGTGCATGGAGAAAATTTCTCAATAGATGGTGTAAATCCTAGAGCTAGAATTGTTGGGTTACTATCTGGAGTTAAAATTATTAGAGGTGGAAGTTCGTATGATATTGGAGATCCCGTAGTATTTTACGGTGGTTTAGATCCAGATGTTGAAGAACCAATAGGTGCCAACGGATTTATATCTTCAGTAACAAGTGCAAGTATTAAAGGCACTACAGCACTATATGCAGGCCATGGATACAGACCAGGAAGCTTTACTGAAATTAATTTGAAAACATCGAGTGGTGTTGGATCAGGCGCCAGAAATATAGTTACAAAATTTACAAATGAACCATACTATGTTTATTATGTACCAAAAGATACAATAGGACCTAAAGCAAACATTGCTTTGGGAAACACCACATTTAGTTGGGGTGCAAATCCTATAGGCAATAGTGAATATGGTTTTGCAAATTTAGTTAATGCAAATGCAAACACAAGGTTAGTTGAAGCATTTACTTTTCCTGTTCTTAAAACTTTTGGTATATCTGAAACAACAATTACTTCTCCTGGAACAGGATATGACGGTTCAACAATTGCTAGTGCTGTTGGATTTTATGCGACAGATCAAGAACAAAGAGCTACACTACCTTCGATGGGTGTTTTGCCTCCAATAGTTATTGTCAACGGAGGTTTTAATTATAATTTAGGTGATAAAATAGAATTTGTTGGTGGATCAGGTTTTGGTGCATATGCAACTGTAACTGGAGTTTCAACTAGTTCTGGAACAATTACCAACATAGATTACTCTGATGATCCTGAAGGTGAAAGAATTTATCCTTTAGGTGGAATGGGATATGAAAGAGCTCTGCCTACACTAGTGGTTTCTAGTAATACTGGATCAGGTGCAGTACTTTCACTAAATGGTTTGGTTGGTAATGATGCTCAATTTAAAGTTGATGGTTCACCATACGGTCAAGTATTAACAGTAGAGTTAACTGAAGAAGGACTAAATTATGTTACTTCACCAAACATATCTTTGAGAATACAGGATATGTTGATAGAAAATATTTCTTTCTTACCAAAAAAAGGAGATATAGTTTATCAAGGAACTTTTGAAAATTCAAATTTTGCTGCAAATGTAGAATCATTAACTTTATTAACTGCAAACAATGATCCTCTATTATCTCGATACAATTTAAGAGTTTATAATTATGGTGGTTTGTTTAGTTCAAATTCTTCTATAAACATTAGGAGATCAGGTTCTAACATTTCTGCAAATATAAGATTAGCCAATACAACAACAGGCATTTATACAAACGGAAGAAAAATTTATGGCAATGGAATGGCTCAAGCAGAAGCTATTTTTAATAATGGTATAACTCTTGGTACGGGCTTATACTCAAATCAAGATGGCCATCCTTCAGGTTATTCAATATTACAAGATTCTGTTTATAATGAATACACATATATGTTGCAAGTTGAAGAAGCTTTGGCAAAATATAAAGAAAAAGTTTTAAAATTTTTACATCCAGCTGGTTTAAACTATGCAACTTATAATATTCTGAAGAATTCAAATGGTTATAATATACTTGTTGAGAGTGACAAAGCAACAATTAGAAAATTAGGATCATTAATTAACAATAATAATTATTTTGCACAATTAGATGCAAATAGTTCAAATACTATAATATTCACCAATTTGAATGGTGCAAATATTGCAAATGTGGTAAACGTACAATCAAATTCATACTTCACAGCTTATATTCAAAGTGGTTATTCTTTCCATTCTAAAATTACTGGAGTAACAGCAAATACCATAACATTAAAGGATGAATGGGTTGCAACCGTTCCTAATGTTGCTATTGCATCTGTAACTGCAAATTCATCTTCAATATATATTAACAGTTTGACCAATGCTTGGCCAATAGTAACAGGAAATAATGTTACTTATCTTAGCGATTTTATGAGAACATTTGATAGTGTTTCTTTTGCAAATACTGAATTTAGAGAAATTGTTGGTGTAGATCAACCTATAGAATATAACTCTGAAATTATTGGTCCTGAAAGAATAATAATAGAAGGATCTTACGCAAATACACAAACTGGTCTTTTAACTTATCGTCAAAATACAAGAACAAGTAATGTTTGGATAAGTTCTTTTAACACATAATAAATAGAATCATGGCAAATATAACTAAAGGTTTATTAACTACATACGGATCAACTTCACAAGTTGAATCCAATTATTTTTTCGTTATTTCTGGTACAGGATATGTGCCTAGGTATACAACCAGTTCTTATATTTTTATTGGTAGAGTTGAACCTTGGATAAATGAAAATGATCCAGATTCTCCAACACAAAATCAAATTGTGTTAAAAAATACTTTTAAAAATATAATTGCAGCGAAGTTGTTGACATCATCAAATATGTGTCCAGTTGTCAGAAGAATAGATTGGACAGCAAATACCGTCTATCAGTACTACAAAGATTATGAAGATATGTTTACGGTCGATGAAAACAAAATTATAACTAAAAAATTCTATGTTAAAAACCGTTACGATCAGATATTCAAATGTTTGTGGAATAATAATGGCGGACAATCCACAGTAGAACCAATACTTCAACCTGGATCAACAGAACCAAGCCAGACACTTTATTTAAATGATGGTTATAAATGGATATATGTGGCAACTCTGGATAAAGGTTTGAAAAAAGACTTTTTTGATGATGATTGGATGCCTTTACCTGCCACACAAAAAGGTGGAGACATACTTAGAGCAGAAAAATTTGGTACAATAAATGCAATTAATGTAATAAATAGTGGCAATAATTATGCCAATGGACCAGATACAACCATAGTGAATATTTCTGGAGACGGTACTGGCGCAACTGCCTACGCTAATGTTGTTAATAGTAGAGTACAGGACATAATTGTTACTAACACAGGAAACAATTATTCTTATGCTTCAGCTACAATCAGTTTACCTGCAGGATTCACAGGATCAAATGCTATAGCAATACCAATAGTTTCTTCGGTTGGTGGCCACGGATCCGATCCAATATCAGAATTGGGATGTAACCACATAATGATTAGTGCGGATATAAAAGGTTCAGAAGGTGGTTTGGTACCAACAGACATAAATTTTAGACAAGTTGGAATAATTGTAAACCCTCAATTAAAAGACGGGAAGGTACCAACAAGAGATGTTTATAATACAACCGACCTTGCTTATGTTTCTTTTGGTGTAGGATCTTATAATTCTGGAGAAATTATCTATCAAGGTAACCAAAATTCTCCAAGTTTTTCTGCTAGAGTTTGTTCTTTTGATTCCTCAAATAATATAGTTTCGTTGATAAATATAAAAGGTGATCCAGTATTAAATGCACCTATCTATGGAGCCAATTCTGGAACATCAAGAGTTTTGACGCAATATGAACCAACAGAGTTTGCAATAGGATCTGGTTATATGGTATACTATGAAAACAGAACCCCCGTTCAAAGAAGTTCAACCGGAAACGAACAATTAAGATTAGTTTTAAGTTTTTAGGGCACATAAATGAAAAATTACAATGTAGAACCTTACTATGACGATTTTAATCCTGATAATAATTATCACAGGATTCTTTTCAAACCTGGTGTCGCAGTACAAGCCAGAGAATTAACTCAATTACAAACTCAATTACAAAATCAAGTAACTAAATTTGCTTCTGCAATATATTCACAAAACACGCCTATCTCTGGTGGTAAAGTTACATACAATAACATAAACGTTGCTTGGTTAAAATTAAACTCTGTTTTTGAAGGAGTTTCAATTGATGTTAATAGATTTTTGAATAAGGTTATTACAGATTCTTCAGGAACGGTTGAAGCTAAAGTTATAGCGGTTGCAGAAGAAACAGGAAATGTTAATTTTCCAGGAGATCCTCCTACATTAATAATTACTTATCTGTCAGGTGACAATTTTACTGACGCAATGACAGTTTATATAAAGAATGGTTTGACCAGTTCATCTCCAGCAGCAACAACAATAGGAGTTGCAGATAATGGAGGCATAAACATTTGTAGAGGTCGATCTTCAACTGCAGGTATCACAGAAGGCGTTTTCTATGTATTAAATGGTTATAATGAAATTGCAAATTTAGATGGAACAATAACAAAATATGCAATAGGAAACTTTGTTACAGTTAAACCTCAAACAATAATATTAGAAAAGTATTCTAAATTTCCAACTTTGAGAATCGGTTTAAGTATTGTTGAAAAAACAATTACTTCTTCTGATGATGTTAGTTTACTTGATCCGGCTTCTGGATCATCAAATTATCAAGCACCAGGAGCTGATCGATATAAAATTGAATTGGTATTGGTGTCAAAACCAATAGAATTAGGAAATGATGATAATTTTATTGAACTTCTCAGAGTCGAAAACGGAAAAATTCAAAAAAGAACAGATTCTACAGTTTATTCCGCAATAGATGATTATCTCGCAAAGAGAACTTATGATACCAATGGTGATTTTATTGTAAGTGATTTCTCTTTAAATCCAACATCCAATACAGCAAATTCTGCATTGTATAAAATGGACATTGGTCCTGGTGTTGCATACATTAAGGGGTATCGTGTTGAATCTCAAGGTGAAATAGCATTGTCTATTGATAGTCGAAGAGCAAGAACTACAGAATCCGCATCAAATAATCCAATTTACATAGACTATGGAAACTTTTTATATATCAATACGGTAAAAGGTTTATTTGATGTATCAACATTACAGCAATTTGATTTGCATTGTGTACCTACCGCAAACATTTATGCTTCAAATACCAATATATACAATTCAACAAAAATTGGTACTGCAACTGTTAGAAATTTAAGTTTTGATCGTGCTTCGGATGCTGAAAATTCTTCAACTTTTGTTTATAAAGCATTTATAACTGATGTTTCAACAAATGTCTTAGCTGCAAATGTAATTTCCGCAACACAACAAACAATAACTCTAGAAAATCCAAGTAGAAAATTTTCTAATGTAGCAAATGCCTATGCTGGCGTTACATTGTCGGTTGATTCAGGAACATCATTTGGTGATATTAGAGAGATTACAGAATATGATCCAACAACTTGTACATTTACTGTAAACAAAAGATTCTCCATACCTCCAGACACAACATCAAAAATTTCATTGAAATATGGAATTCATGATGCAGATTCTTTAGCAAATACAACGATTAGTGGATTAGGCAATATACAGATTAAGAGCAAAGCAGATGTAAGCACAGAAGGTAAAGTTAATAATGTGCTTTCTGGAAAAACTGTTGTACAAGATGCTGGCCGTCCAGAACTAATATATGAAATTGGTAATAGATATGTTGCTAGCCTTAGTGACACTTCTTTCTCAACAACACAAGTCTTTAGAAATAAGAGTTTTTCAAATGTTTCTGGTGTAGCACAGTTACAAATCACGTTGCCAATAGGTTCGCAAAGCATAATGGATTTTGGTGGTGGAACAGGAACATTATCAGATTCATCAATACAACAGAATTATACTATCGTTTGTGTTGGAAATCCTTCAGCAACTTACGCAGTAGGAGATATTATACCATTTACCGGAAATGGAAGATCAATTTCCATATCTTCGGATAAAAATACATTAACTTTGACAGCTGGCGATACAGTTAATGTGCCAACAAATATGGCTGTTTCTATTGTTGCCAAAATGAGTGTAACGAATGGTGATGATACAACCAAAGTTGTTCGTTCTAAAAATTTAATAACAGGTAATACATCGAATGTTTGGATAACAGGAACAAGTGGAACAATATCCAACACTTTCGTAGACTTGACAAGAGGTCAAGTATACATTAAAAATTCAGACCTTGTTACTCCTGGCCAAGCACAATCGTTATATGTAACAGACCTAAAACGAATTGTAAAGATTATTGATACAAGAGATAAAAACACAGATGCCACTTTGGCTATGTTATCTAATCCAACTTTTGATGCTACAAACAATTATATTTTAGATAATGGACAAAGAGATAATACTTATGAACACGCCAACATAAGATTGAGACCTGGTTTTGCTCAACCAAAGGGTCACATACTAGTAATTTTTGATTACTATTCACATTCTGGCGGTGATGGTTATTTTAGTGGAATGTCTTATTTAAATCCAGTATCAACAAGTCCAGAGAACTATGGAAGCATTCCTGTATACAAATCAAAAGATGGTAAAGAATATAATTTAAGAGATTGTTTAGATTTCAGACCATCAAGATTAAATGCAACAGCCAATAGACTTTTTGAAACAACAGGAAATCCTTTAACGGATGATACTGGAGTTTTTATACCAGAATACACAACAAACTTCTTATGTGATTATTCATACTATCTTGGAAGAAAAGATATTATGGTATTAACAAAAGATTCTGCATTTACAATTATTGAAGGCGTTCCAGCAAAAAATCCTATATTTCCTGTTGAACCTGACGGCGCATTGGTTCTAGCAGAACTTACACATGATCCATACACAGCTTTTATACCAAGTGAAGCTCCTGTAGGAGTTTTACCAAATCTTTCTATACAAAGAAGATCACACAAACGCTTTACGATGAAAGATATTGGTGGAATAGAAAATCGTGTTAATAACATTGAATATTATACTAGCCTATCATTGCTAGAACAGAAGGCTTCAACTTTACAAGTTCCAGATTCTAATGGATTAAATCGATTTAAAAATGGTATTCTTGTTGATGACTTTTCATCATTCTCAACATTAGATTCAAACAATGCAGATTTTAATTGTTCCGTTGATGTATTGTTGAAAAGAATGTCTGCTTCACAATTAGTCACAAATTATCCATTACAATCTTCTGTAATTTTAAATTCTATTGGTAATTTGAGTCCTAGCACACTTGCATCATTAGGATTTGGGTATCACAAAATTGAACCAAGTACTAATATGTTTTCTTTACCATTTGTTTCTAGAAACGTAATTAATCAAAGATTTGCAAGTGGTGTTCTTAATGTTAACACATACGGACAAACATTCTTTAATGGAAATATGCAATTGGTACCACCAATGGACAATTGGGTTGACAATAAAAAACAACCTGATTTGTTAATGGTCGACCCATCGATGCAGTTGTTCCTACAATCAGAATCATTAAATGTGTTGAATGTTGGTAATTGGCAACAAATTCCAGGAACACAATTTTCAACAACAGCTTCTTCTGTAGGAGGAGGCGGAACAACGATAACAACATCCACATACGCAGATTTCGATCAAAAAACTGTTACTGGTTATTGGTCTAAATTGCCATCTTCTTATGTCAATGACAATGGTTACATAACAAGTGTGGCTATGCAACCTTACATAAGACCTCAAGATATTTTTGTCAAAGCAGAAGGATTGAGAACAAGTACTGCAATGAAAACATTTTTTGATAATGTTAGAATTGATAAGTATGTTTCAATGCCAGCTGTTGTTGAATTGGAAAATGTCTCAGGAAAATTTAAAGCTGGAGATTTATTAGGTTATTTAAATTCAGGTAATTGGACATTTGTTGGTACGATTTTAGATGTTTACAATTACGATAACACAAATAAAACAAGACTTTATGCTTGGATATCTGATCGTGCAATGACAGCTAGAACAATTTCTAGATTGCAAAATGCTCAATTTAATTCAGCCGGTCAATATGCTTCAACGACAGCATCAGGAACACCAAAAGCAGGAACAATAAATGGTGTTACAATGTATCCTACAGGACTAAATCCTGCACCACAAAATGGAACATCATCGGCTATTTCTGGTGGCGGAACAGTAACTACAAATGTGACTCAAATTAGACTGAGTGCTTTATGTTCGAATACAAATAATTTTTATACTGGCTCTGACATATACTTAACTACAAATGACAGCACAGAAGTTAAATATTATGAAGCAAAAATTACTGCGTATGATGGAACAACAAAAATTGCAACACTATCAACTGCTGTAAATATTACAGCAGGATTTAATGCTACCAAAAATGTTTCTTTACAAACATCTTATAGAATTCATGGAACAGCAGATAATTATGTTAAATCTTTGGCTACAGGAAAAGCACCAAAAATTTGTTCTTCTGAAGGAGGAGTTTTAGTTTTCAGATTCTCCGTGCCAGCAGGAGTATTTCAAAATGGCCAAAGAATATTAAAAGTTGATAATCGATATGTAGATAGTTTAGAAACTACAGCTACAAGTTATGCTTCAGCAACATTTACTGCTTCTGGATTATCTACAACTTCACAAGCATTAAATTTTGCACCTTCTGTTGATTCTGCAAGAAATACTTTTGTATCTACCGCATTTATTGATAATCGACTGATTGCTCAATCATCTCAATTTATTCCTGATCCTCCTCCACCACCTGATCCTGGTACTTGGGGTGGTTGGGACAATAGTGGCGGTGGTGACGGCGGCGGTGATGGTGGCGGAGGCGGTGACCCCTTAGCTCAAACTTTCCAATTTGATAAAATTAATTTTCCAAATGGATTATTCCTTCGTTCTATTAGAGTATATTTTCAATCGAAACCAACAGAAACAAACACACCAATAACATTAACTTTAGTTGGTACTCTAAATGGATATCCTAATGGTATATCATTGGACAATGGTATTGTAACATTAACTCCTGATAAAGTTAACGTATCTGATAATCCACATCATTTGGATCCATCAACTTATACCGATTTTACATTTAAAGTTCCTGTTTTCATTAATCCTGATACTCTTTATGCTTTCATATTAAAGAGCCCTGGAACAGATTATACTGTGTATGTTGCTGCTATTGATTCTTTGGCAATTCCTTCTACAACAAAGAATTTGCCAACAGATGCAACAGGACAATTTACAAAAATTAATCAACTTCCATACATGGGAAATTTGTTTGAATCTCAAAATGCTTTAGCTTGGTCAACAACCCAAGGAAAGAATATGATGTTTGGTGTTGATCAAGCATATTTTGATATTTCACAATCACCAACAATTCAATTTGTTGTTCCTGAAAATATTCCATCTAGAAAATCTGTTATCAATGATATTTTCAAAGAAGTTGATGGTGAAGATTTAATAAATTTTGATGATAGTATTTCAACAAGTGATATTTTATCTGATGCTTATAACTTAACAACAACCGATTTAATACCAACAACAGCAGGAATTAATTACAGATATAATGCAACAGTTGCTGCAACAAATCAATTAATTGGAGAAAGACCAGTAACACCAGGAAGATTTGGTTCTCCAACACTAGACAACATATTGTTAGATGATGGAAATGGTCAAAGAAAATTAGTTGCCAATTCAAGCAATTCATTCATATTATCAGCGACAATATATTCAAATGATAGAAACGTTTCTCCGTTCATTTCAGATGATGGATTATCATTGTATAATATTGTTTGGAATATGAATAATCTTCCATTAACAAATAGTCAAATATCATTAGTTTCTGGAGGAGCAAATTATAATGCAAACGCAACATATGCTGTTGTTTCTAACCCATCAATAATTGGTGGTGAACCAGCGACCGTTTCATTAAATGTTGCAAACGGTATTATTAATTCTGTTTATGTAAATTATCCAGGATCAGGTTACTTAGAAACACCAACGATAACAATCGTAGATTCAAGTGGAAGTGGTTCTAATGCCAGCGTATCTCTTGTTTCTGAGTTGTCACCAAATGGTGGTAATGCTGCAACAAGATATGTGACCAAAAAAGTTGTTTTACAACCAGACAACGAATCTGGTGACTTGCGTGTTTATCTGTCTGCTTATAAACCACAAGGAACTGATGTTCATGTGTTCTATAAAATACTTTCTAGAACAGATACGCAGAAATTTGAAGATGGTTATTGGCAACTTATGACACCAATACAAAATCAATCTTATTTTTCAAAAACAATAAACGATGTACAAGAAATTGAATTTGCACCAGGTATCAACAACATAGCTAATAACAGGTTAAGTTATACAAGTACAACAGGTATAACATATGACTCATTTATTCAGTTTGCCGTAAAGGTTGTATTGACAACAAATGATACAACAAAAATACCGTATTTAACTGACATTAGAGCAATTGCTTTGCCAGACGGAACAGGAATATAATATGTACGTTAAAGTAAAAGATAGTAATTTTGTTAGGGATACCAATTCTATGGGCTTAATAAATACGGATTATTCTTCTAGAGAAGAATATTATAATAAAGTTAGATTATTTAAGTCTCAAAAAGAGCAAATAAATAACATGAACAAAGAAATATCCGATTTAAAAACTGATATTTCTGAAATCAAGCAATTGATTCTTAAACTAGCAGAGAAGAATAATGGCTAATACCGTTAATATTTTAAGTTACGCCAATACCTTTGGCGACTGGATGATTAATACGAATCAAATTGCTGATGAATTAAATCGTCTAAGTAAAGGTACATATACAGTAGAAGGCACATTAATACTTAATGGTGCAAATGTAGGTTTACAAGTATCAAATACAGCATTATTTACTGGAAATGTATTAATAACAAAAACAGGAACACCACTACAAGTTACACATAGTGCAAGTATCGGTGCAAATCTAAGTGTTGGTGGAACATTAACTGCAAACAATTTATCTGTAACAAGTAGTATTGGAGGTCCAGCAGTTATCGAATTTAGACAAAAGATTTTAGATGATGCTTTAGCGGTATCAGTTGCACTAAGTTAATATAGGAATAAAAATGAACACCTTTAAATCATATCCTTCAAAAAATGTTACCACATCAGGTGCAACGGTATATACTGTACCATTCAACACACAAGCTATAGGTGTTGGATTAATTGTTGCAAATACTTCTAGAACTCCTTACGAAGCAAATGTTTATGTTACTAGAGAATCTGTAGATTTTTACATTGTTGCAAATGCTACGATTCCTGTGGGTGGTTCACTTGTTGTTGCAGGATTAGAACAAAAGTTAGTTTTAGAAACTGATGATGCAATAAAAGTTAGACCTTCAGCAAATAGTGCTTGTGATGTATTTTTATCAGTACTAGAAGTTGTACCAACTTAATCAATAAAAGGCTGACATGAGTTATATTGGCAATTCTAATATAGAAAACTGGATTACGCCTGGTGTAGATTTTTTTTCAGGCAACAGTTCAACAACAGCATTTAAACTTACTAGATATGTTGAGTCTGTAAATGACGTACAAGTTGTTGTTAATGGTCTTGTAATAAATCCATCACTTTATTACATCAATTGGGGTACAAATGAACTAACTTTCATTACTGCTCCTGGAACAGGTACGAACAACATTGTTATTCGTTATCTCTCAAGACAAACATCATTAGTTGCACCAGCTCAAGGCACAGTTTCATATAGAGCACTTGCAATAGGTGCGCCAGAATGGAATTCACAAGGTGATGTAAATATTTTGCGTAATTTTACAGTATATGGAAATTGGGCCAATGTAAATGTACTCCACGCAAATTCAAATATCTATGTTGATGGTTTTTATTATGGAAATGCATACACATTAACCGGCATTAATGCAGAAAGCATCGATCACAATATTGTAAGTCCTACTGTCCTCGGAACAGGCACCGCAAACGGCGATACATACTTAACTGGTGCATCAACATATCGATACTTACTACAAACTTCTTTTAGTGGCGGCAATACAGGATTAACACCATTAACAACAACAATAGGTAACGTTGTATTAGGTGGCACACTAAAAACTGCAAATGGCGGTACCGGATTAACATCATTTATTGCAAATAGTGCAATTTATGCAATCAATGGATCAACATTAACTTCTGGAACATTGCCACCAATTGCAGGTGGAACAGGATTAAGTAGTCCTGCAGCGAATAGTGTTGTGATAACTAATGGTGCAAGTGCATATAACACCGTTGCTCCTGGTGTTGCTAATAATATTCTTGTTTCTAATGGAACAAATTGGGTGTCAGGAAATGTTTTAGATTATGGCATTGCAACAACACAATTGGCTGGAGGCGGCCGTGGAACAATTATAACATCAAGTGCAACATATACTGTACCTCAAGGTATTAGGAATTTAAAAGTAACTTGCGTTGGTGGTGGCGGAGGTTTTGTTGTTTCACCTAATCTGTTATATGGATCGAGAGGCGGTAACGGAGGCATTGCTGTTAAATATATCACAGGATTAAGTGGTGGAGAAAGTGTTGTTGTTACAATAGGTTCTAAAGGTGCATCAATTAATGCATATTCAGGAACAGCGAACACGGGCGGAACAACATCATTTGGTGCTTATTGTACTGCAACTGGTGGTTATGGTGGTTATTATGATTATTGGGGTGTTGCTCAAGACGGCGGTGATGGTTTAGGTGCAACAGGTGATTTCAATAAAACTGGTGAATCATACAAACCAGCAGGATCATTGTTCTCTTATGGTCAAGGCGACCACAGACCTGATGCAGCATCTATACCCAACGGAATGGTTTTGATAGAATACTAAAGGCAAATAAATGACAAAAGCAGCAAATCTAGCCAATTTAGCAAGTAATACAAATTTTGGTATTTTAAATATCTGGCGTGGTGGTACCGGCAGAGATGCCTATCACGCAAATGGTGCTTTACACTTTACCACAGGCAACAATATTATTCAAGTTGGAACATTACCAACAAATATTGGAGGAACAGGCCTGGCGTCTTTCAATATTGGAGGCGCACTCTACGCTACATCAAACAATACTCTGACATCCAACACACTTCCTGTCGCTTCTGGAGGGACTGGCGCATCAGAATTAGCTAACGGTTGTATCATAATTGGCAGAGGTCTAAATCCAGTAGATGTTCTTTCACCTGGATCACCAAATAATGTCATTATTTCTGACGGAACAAAATGGTATGCCGCAAATGCTACAACACGGGGAATTGGTATTATACCAAGACCTTCTGCCGCAAATAATATCCTTATTGACACTGGTAATGATTGGATAAGTAGACCTTCTTATGGATTAGGCTTAAGTCCAGGAACGGCAAATAATATCTATATTTCCGATGGAACAAATTGGATATCACAATCACAATCAACATTAAATGTTGTTGGTGCAGGACAATCATGGACAAGTTTATCTTGGCCAGCAGATAGAACTCCACAAACTCAATATACAAACACCACCGGCAAACCAATTATGCTGTCAGTTGTATTCAGTTCTAATAGTTCTGCAACAACGGTTCGTGGTGGTATAAATGTGGGTGCGGTTACAATTGCAAACACGCAAGTAACTTCAACAGGAAATACAGAAACACTACAAGCATTTGTTCCACACAATTCTACATATATGGTATCAACATCCAATACATTGCATATGCAAATTACATCTTGGGCGGAGTTAAGATAATGAAAGCTTTAATATCACCTAATGAAGTTGTTAGAGATCCAACAATTCAAAACAACTCACCAATAATTGGTAAAAGAGTAGTACAGGTTGTAGAAGATGGTCAAGAATTTCCTGTTGGAGAACCATTATTTTGGATAGAGTGTTTAACTACAACAAATCCAGGTCGTTCTTACTATGATCCTGTTGAAGCAGTTGTAAAACCTTTTCCACCATTTCCTGTAGTAGAACAGTAATTTAATTAATAAAGGAACTACCTTGAGTTACATCGGCGCAAAACCAACAATAGCAGAATACTATTACGATGCATTTAGTGGCAATGGTGTAAGGGATACATTTACTTGTACAATCGAACCTGCTTCTCCTGTTTCTGCTATTGTCGTTGTAGGTGGATCTGTTATTAGTCCAGAAGATTATTATTTTGATGGAACTTTTATAAAATTTGCCACACCACCTTCTGCTGGCACAAATAATATTCAAATAAGATATTTGGCTGTTCCTGCTTCAGGTATTGCTGCACCAAAAACATTTAGGCAAGTTTCTGAATATTATGCGGCTGCTGGTCAAACAAATTTTTCAGTACAGCGATACGATCTCGGTTACGTTGATGTTTATGTTAACGGCGTTCAATTAGGAAATTTAGATTATCAAGCTTCTGATGGTGAAAATATAGTACTTCAAGTCCCAGCCAGAGAAAATGATTTTGTGAGAATAGTAACAGCTTACAACACATTATTAGCACGACAAGTTATTAATGCAACGCCAGGTTCAGTTTTAGTTGGTAATGGAGTAAATCCTTTAATAGAAGTGCCATTAGGTGCAGCAAACACATTATTGATGTCTACTGGCAACAATTGGATATCTCAATCTACAATATTTAATTATGATGGTATAGTAAGAGGTAATATAATACCTGATACTGCTAACACTTATTATCTTGGATCAGTTACACACCCATTTCATTCTATTCATGTTGGACCAGGTAGTGTCTATATTGGTAATACAGTATTAAATACAAGTAATGCTGAATTGTTAGTTGAAAATGCCGGCCTAAGGATTAGTGATTTAAATATTACTGGCAACGGTACTATTGCTGGCAATTTATATGTTGTTGGTACTACAGAATTTTCAAATTTAGAAGTTTCTGGTAATTTATTTGTTCGTGGTACCACAACCGAAATACAAACGACCTCAGTTAGTGCAAACGATACATTAATATATCTTGGTTCCGATAATTTTTATTCGGATACTCATGATATTGGTTTTGTTTCACATTATTATAATGGAGCACAAAATACACATACTGGTTTAATCAGAAGTTCATCTTCAAAAGAATATTATTTGTTTGGTAGGTATGATGATGACGTAAATTCAAATAATATTATCAATATTTCAGCTGCATCATTTTCTGCTGCAAATTTAAACGCAAATTTTATAAAAGCTAATTTAATTGGTACTTCTGTATCGGTGTCAGGCCCCGCATCAGCAGCCAATTTAACGGTGTCAGGCACCGCATCAGCACCTTACATAAACAATGCAACAAGCTTTACTGGTTCATCTATGAGAGTGGACTATCTTGGAGTTGGTGTTGGTGCTGGAGGTATAACAGGTGAAATTCGAGCTGCCAATGATGTTGTTGCTTTTTATACTTCAGATATGCGAAATAAAGAAAATATTAAAGACATTGAAGATTCATTAAACAAAGTCATTAAAATTGGTGGTAAAACTTTTGATTGGAAAGATTCATATATCAATCAAAGAGGTGGTGAAGATGATTATTTTGTTCGAAAATCAGATTTTGGTGTCATTGGTCAAGATGTAGAAAAAGTATTTCCTTTAGCTGTACATAAAAAAATAGACGGAACTCTTGCTGTGGATTATGTTAAATTGGTTGCTCTGGCATTTGCCGCAATCGCTGAATTAAAATCGGAAATAGATGCATTAAAAGGAAAATAAGTGGCTCTACCTTTAGATCCTTCTCAGGGGCCATTATCTCTAAATGATATAGCAACAGAATTTACTGGTAGTGATCCAGATAAATTAAGTGAATATTATGCTAACGGATTATATGTTTTGTCAGGAACTATCGGTACGTATGGAGCAATTCCATCTAGCGGCCAAATTAGTTTTAAGCAATTTTATGGAGCTTCTAGTGTACCTCCAGCATTTTCAACCACAGTTTCCACCAACCAAACTAATTTAAATCTCAGAACTTACGCAGTAAGTCAAGGCTGGGATGAAACGAGTCTGTTGGAAGTTACGATTGCCTCCGATGTTTACATTTACTCAACTTCAACTGCAACGGCAGCGTTAACAATTAGTGGGTCTTTCCCTGAAGGCATAACCCTTATTAACAATGGCTTTATTATGGGCATGGGTGGTAACGGCGGAGCTCAGACCAACGGATTCGATGGTGGTGCCGCAATCTCTCTTGGAACAAATGTAACTATCACCAACAACTCTACCATTGCTGGAGGTGGTGGTGGAGGCGGTAGTGGTCAAGCAGGTGGTGGAGGTGGTGCTGGAGGTGGTAATGGTGGTATGGGTTCAGTTGCAGGCGGCGCCGGAGGTAGCTTAGGATCAGTAGGAGGAAATGGCGGACAAGCAGGCGTAATTCAGGGACCTATAGCTACTGGCGGTATCGGCGGTGGTTCAGGTGGCGGCGGCGGCGGTTTTTCTTTGCGGTTATGCTACACAGGTCCAACAGTAGGTGGCGGCGGTGGTGGCGGCGGAAGAATTCTTCCTGGAACAGGCGGCGCCGGAGGAACAGGATGTGATGGCGGCACCGGCGGAGCAGGCGGATCAATAAATAATGTTGGCGGCACTTCTACTTTCTGGACTGGCAACGGCGGTGGCGGCGGTGGATGGGGAGCCGCAGGAGGTACCGGAGGATTGAGTCGCACAGGAGGTGCAGGTGGCAAAGCAGTTGCTCTCAATGGCAATACGGTCACATGGAACGCTACAGGTACTCGTTACGGAGCAATCAGCTAATGACATCAAAAGAAAAATACTTAATTTGTTTTAAATGCGATCAGTTAAAAAACCGTATTTGTCAAAAATGCAACTGTTTTATGCCAGTAAAAGTTTTAATACCTTTTGCTAAATGTCCAGAAAACAAATGGAATAAGGAATAAAAATTATGACAACCAAATTTGCAGTATATAACGCTGTCCTAGGTGATCACACTTTGTACGATACCAAAGCAGAAGCATTACAAGCATTTTGGGTTAATGTGGTTGTTTTTGCTAAAACGCATTTTCATAATACATCCTATATGGTTGTTGAGCAAAATGAAAATGGAACTGAAACTTGGTTCAACGATTATAACCAGGAAATTGATAAACCAATGACTCCTGAAGAAATTGAAGCAATCATTAACTTTGCAAATACATTAGAAAATTCTACTCCAGTAGAAACATTGCCGTGAACAGAATTGGTGACTTAGGTTATTTTGGCAATATATGGGTTCGTCAAAACCTGCTTGAAAAAATTGGTGATACAAACGGTGGTGGTCACAAGCACAAGTTCGACCATGTATCTTTACTTACTCAAGGTAAAGTAAAAGTTGAAATTGATGGACATCCACCTAAAGAATTTACTGCACCTACATTTATTGTGATTCGCAAAGAACATAATCATAAATTTACTGCACTTGAAGATAATACAATTTGGTATTGTATATTTGCTTTGCGAGATTTGGATGGTCAGCCTATTGAAGATTTATATGGTACAGAGCATGATCCAATGTCTTCGGCCGCAGGAGATTATAATTATTCAAACAAAGCAGCAGAGTTAGAAGAAAAACTTACCAAAGAACACAAAGAAATAAAATAAATGGCTCTACCTTTAGATCCTTCGGAAGGATCATTATCTTTAAATGATATATCAACAGAATTTGATGGTGGTGATCCACCAGACAGATTAAGTGAATATTATGCTGGCGGCGGCTTGGTGCCAGCGGGAACCACAGGAACTTATGGAGCAATTCCATCTAACGGCCAAATTAGTTTTAAGCAATTTTATGGAGCTTCTAGTGTACCTCCAACATTTAACATAACAATTTCAACCAATCAAACAAATTTAAATCTCAGAACCTACGCATTGAGTAATGGTTGGAACGGAACTCAACCAGCTTTTATTACAATTGGAACAGGCGTATATATTATATCTGATACTGTGAATACGCCTGCTTTGACAACAGGATCATTTCCAAATGGTTTAACAATTATAAACAATGGATTTGTTGTTGGCCTTGGTGGATCTGGATATCGAAATACTATTGGAGCATCGACCGCAGGAGGCAACGGAAGTAATGCTATAAATTTAGATTCAAACGTCACTATTGAAAATAATAGTTACATTGCTGCAGGTGGCGGCGGTGGGGGCGGCTCGGTTTTTGGAGGCGTAGGTGGAGGTGGCGCTGGTGGTGGACGAGGCGGTAGCGAAAGTTCATCAAGCACAGGAGTTGCCGGAGGAACGCCGGGAAATGTAGGAACCAACGGCACAACCACAATCGACACCGGAGGAGCTGGAGGAAGGATATTGCCTGGAACAGGTGGAGCTGGTGGAATCGGCGGTAACAATATTCAATCGTATCCTGGTAGCGGAGGCGGAGCAGGTGGCGGCGGAGCTTGTGCTGTAGCTTTAGGTCGAATCAGCGGCACCGTTGGAGGCCAAGGTGGTGGCGGCGGTGGATATGGTGCCGCCGGTGGCAACGGATCATATTTTGGCGCAAATGCTGCTAATAACGTCAGAGGTGGCAATGGTGGTTCGGCAGATGCCGCAGGTGAAAGTGTTGCCGGCACAACATCAGGACAAACTCTTGGTGGAACAGGTGGTAAAGCAGTAAATCTCAATGGTTTTGTAGTAACGTGGAGTAATATTGGTACACGTTATGGTGCAATTAGTTAAGGAGAAAATAATGCCAACAAAATATGAAGTTCACAATCAATTAACTGGAATGCTCGAAGAAGCCGCAACTTGGGAAGAAGCGTTGGATTTACAGGCAAGACTTAAAAGTGAATATATGGCCAGCATAGAAGAAGTTTTTGCGATAACTATATTGACGCAAAATCAAGACGGATCATGGACACAAGGTTTAGCAAATGAAAACGGAAATTTAATACCGCCTGTAAATCCTTTAAATGAATATTTGGTAAATAATGCCTAATTTTTCTTATTTAAAACCATATAAAAGCAGCAATTTTAGTATTGTTTCTGTTAATAATATTTTATATTTGACAGACAATTCTGGTTATTGGATGAGCCATAATCCACACAATAATGCAGAATTAAATCAAACTTCATTTGAGATTGAATTAGGATACGGTCATTGTGTGTGTACCGGATTAGGATTAGGTTTAAAAGAAATTTGTTTGTCTGAAAAACCAACAGTTACAAAAATAACAGTTATTGAAAAAAATCAAAATTTAATTGATTGGTTTAAAGAAGTTGTTCCTAAAGCTGGTATTAGTTTAAATAAATTTCAATTTATTTGTGACGATGCAGATGAAATAAAAGGAATACAAAGTAATTGTTTGTTTTTAGATCATTATAAAAACGATTTTGATTATCACAATACATTGCAGCCCTCAAATCACTCAAATTTTGTAGATATTATTGAACGATCAAAAAAAATAGCCAAAAACAACTCTCAACAAGTTTTATGGTTCTGGCCTTTGGCACATATTTTTTCTTCGTGGGCTCAAGAAACATCATCTAAAATAGATATGAAGTCTTTTAACCGTTGGGTTCAATTGGTAGAAATGAACGAAATGCTACCAAGAATGAGTGATGTTAATTTTAAGAAAAATGTGTTATTATTCTTCAATTTAACAAAATAATTTTTTTTTAAAATTTCGAATTTTTTCATTCCGGCTCCAAAAAAATCCGAACGCTTTCCTGGTCTTAAAAAAGCGATTTTACTCCTAGCGTCCTGATGGCAACTAAATAGTCCAGAAGGTTTTTTTAATGAGGACATAATGCCAGCTGCATACTCCAATCTATACGCCGAACAAGGATCGACTTTTGTAATAACGCTCTCGGTCGATGACGCATACAACCAAAACTACGATTTAACTGGTTTTACAGCCAATAGTCAAATCCGTAAGTCCTATTATTCTTCAAACGCAACCGCAACCTTTTCCACATCTATAAATGTGTCTGAAGGTACAATTACACTCACTTTACCTGCATCTGTGACAG